ATGATTAACTCTATATGAATACTCAACAAAGCCGCCAATATATCCTTTGTCTGGTATACCTCCGCTTGCAGTAGAAGCGATATAGGGCCAATTATGATACTGATACTGATTTGAATAAACGTTAACCCCAACACTGGAATATAACCTTGTTTCGGCTACTCCTGTTGGAGAGAAATCATATGTATCGTAATGGTATTTTAGTATGCTCATATAATAAAAAAGGGGGCGGTGACTAAGCCACCAACCCCCTTGTTTAAAGAATCGAATTGTAAAGTTCTTATTATAGAGAACCCAAGATTACTCTACGGTTATCTAGGACAGCGAAACCTTGTTCCATCCATCCATAAAGACCAGTACGACGTTGACGGTGCATACTGTCATCTTCAAAAACCTCTACTTCACTACGAACTGGTGAAACAAAGCTGTCACGGTTGGACAAGTCCAAACCAACAACTAGTTCAACGTCTGATGAAGCCAAAGTACCAGACAATGCTCCTGAGAAGTATGTTTGATATTCTTGACCTTCACCTAATTCATCAATGTCGTGAAGATTTACACCGAATAGACGAGTCAAAGTGCCGTCAGCAGCTAAGAAAATATCTCTACGTGTAAACTCATCGGCGATATCAACACCCCAGTTTCTCATATCTTCTTTAGCTTCTGGGCTAACAAACAAGTCTGTCAACTTGCCTCTGTTAGTGCTTGTTGAGTTACCACCACCGTTACGACGCATAACAATTTGCATCAAAGATACTAATCTCTTAGTAAATTGACCAGCGTTAGCATCAGCATCATAAACCATAATGTTACGGTCTAGACCAGCGGCTAATAGTGTGTGCCATCCGTCATCGTTTGATTTCTTTGTGAAACCAGACATTAGAACAGCCATCGCGCGATTCACAATATCCCAACGTGCATCACGACTGTATTTTAGCAACCAGTCGATGGCATTACCTACTTCGTAGGTAGGAACCATAACATAGTCGCCTTCAATATTTCTTTGAGGAAGTGTACCGTGGTTAGGAATTGTATAGGCATTGAAATCTTTTTCAGTACCTGGAGCCAAGAAATCCAATGGAAATTCTGGTGATGCTCCATTAGTCAAGGTAATTCTTTCGTAAATATCGAAAAGAATATCTCCTGACATAATGCCCTTACGCAAAGGCAACTCAAGAGCCTTAGCTAGTTCTCTTGTAGCTCCCCATGATTCGTCTCTGTTCATTGAGCCAGAGCGAACTAAAAGCTCATTCATTGCCTGTGTTGGTTGGGTTAAAGTTGCCATTGCTTTCTTACTCCTTGGTTATAAATTATAGTTTAAGTTCTACTTTAGCATATCCATCTTCGTCAACGTGACTGATGAATGTACCGACTGTTGGATTGCAAACTTCACCACCAGTAGCGGATTGCGTAATTTGTAAATATCCAGATGATGTCAAGTAAGCACCTGAGCCAACGCCAGGAGAACCATTCACAAAGTTAGTTAATACCCAACCTTTGCGAAGGATTGTTACTTTACCACCCTTTTGGACTTCATTCTTATGTTGATTAACATGTTGGCGAGTTAAGTCCAAGTTCACCATATCATTTAACAAGATACCCAAAGGTTTCTTGCCAGATGAGTTTGCAGCGTATGTTACTAGAGCAGCACTTTGGTCAAGAGCAGCACCAGAACCACCAGTTGAAAATGAAACCACACCACCTTTTTCTGCTACTTCGTTCATGAAGTAAGAGATGTCATGTTGTAATTCTAATCTATCACCTTTAAGAGCCATTATTTCTTCTCCGTTTTCTTAGAGTTTTTGTTGTATTGAGCAAGACTAACGCCAAGATACTCAGTTAAAGCAGCTTGAGCGGCCAATTTTTCTTCGTTCGGATTTGGAGTAGCTCCACCTGTTGGTACTTCTTCTTCAGTTGGTTTTGCACCAGCTAAAGCTGCGGCAGCAGCGGCACCAGCATCAGGTTGAGTTTCTTCTTTTGGTTTTTCAGTTGGTTTGACAGATGATTTTGCCAAAGCAACAATTTCACCAAACATTTCGTCGTTCAATCCCATAAACTTTTCTGCTTTAGCAACAGCTTCTTCTTTTTGTAAGCCAGCTTCTACTAGAGCGGAAATTCTTGTAGACTTAAGTTGTTCAGCGGCAATAGTAGCTAATTTAGCTTCTGCTTCTGTAGCCTTCGCTGTAACTTCTTGAATAGTCTTATTCATCTCGGCCTTAACTACTTCAAGTCCATTGACTTGTTCGGTAAGGGTTTTGATTTGTTCATCTTTAGCTGTAACATCAGCTTCAAGTTTGGCGAGAGACGCCTTGGATGCATTTTGATTAACTTCTGAAAGTTGAGTTTGAAGTTCTGTAACCTTTGCTTCAAGTGAAGCTTTAGCTACTTTCAACTCAGCTAATAATTCGTTTGATTCTGGCATCATTTTCTCCTTATTTGTATTTGTCACTACTATATCATACACACTATTTATATTTTTTGCAGAAGTAAAAGGACTACTTTCAGAAAAAATTATAGATTCTTTATTTCCAGGGTTTTGTACAAGACCCTTTCCATTAAACGTAATCTTTCTTAAAACTCTACCAATTGTATAGCCATCATATTGACCAACGCCGCCATAAATACGCAGACGTTTAGTTAAAAATGAAGTTTCTTTGTTTCTTGCGATTACATAATTTTCACTTGTTTTTTTGTTTACTAAAGCATAATCAAAACCGCCAAAGAAGCATTCCATAGAAACAAACCATTCGTCGTCTTCTATTTCTTCTATAACTTTAGCTATAGCCTTTTGTCTTTCTTCATCTTCCCAAGCTTTATAAATGACTGCGGCAGTAGCAATATGCCATTTTTCTGGTAAATCTTTATATTCAACATCAATAGGCAAAGGATTATAGTCTTTGTCTACTAGTATAGATGCTTTGATATGGCCGATTATATCGGTTGCAATGTGATTAAAATTGACCGGCTTATCTATAATAGAATTTCTTGCCTTAAACGTTTCTTCTGGTAGGAATACGTCGTCATTTTCATTCCATCCAATAGAACATAGAATACTATCTATAGGATATAGAGTTGGGTCGTCTACCAACGATGCTCTAGCCAAAAAATTAACTAAAGAGTCTGGTTTTTGTACTCTAAGCGATTCTGGATTAATCTTTTTGTTGAATTTAATACCAGCTTCGGCACTAGCGGCAATCTTATCTGCCAAACCATCGTTTATTTCTGACTCAAATATTTCTATCTTAGCCACGGCGTTGATTCCTTAAAATAAAATTGGCGATATCTTCGCTAGCTTTAGAAACCGCCGGAACTAATTGATTATTGCAGCATGTATATTCTGTAAATTTTGATACGTCTGTTTCTTCGTTTTCTTCTCTTGTTGTAATTCTTACATATACTTTATCTTCTTCTCCAACAGCATATGCTGGTTGAGGATACAGCGAAACTGATGATACATTCTTAATAGATTCTCCGTTTATTGAAACTTCCATAGTGCCTGTTTCTGTATCCGCAGTTATATTAACTTTCGCCATCGTTATCTCCTATTAATGAATAAGTATAAGCTTGTAGACCGCGAGATTCTTCTAATGTTGGCGGTCTTTGATATTTTTCTAAGAATTTTTTATTCAAACTATTATACACCTTAGTTCCAATGCTAGTGTTTTTAGTAGTGTCCACCAAAGAAGCGTTTACGCTTTCTGTAGTAATTGTAGAAAAGGCTGGAGTCTTTAATAATATATCAAATTTAATTTCTTCAATATTATTCATCTCTTTATTATTCAATTCTCTAGCACTATTTTTACCATAATGTTTAATTAGTCCTGGCATCACTATTTCTGAAATAGCTTTTTGTGCAGAACTAGCCCAATTATAAAAATTGTATAAAGCCGCCTTTGAACGAGGCTTAACAACCTTTTGTTTTCTTTTTGTTTTATCTTTTGTTGATTTTGGTCTACCCTGACCAGATACTCCCTTTTTCTTTTTAGTTTGTACTGGTTTTTTGCCAGGAACTCCTGGCGCTGGTGCAGGCTTCATCTTTGTAAGCTTCTTTTGTAATTCTGCTTGTTGGTCAAAATGAGGAACTTCGCCATCTTTATTCTCTTCAAGTTCAATGCCAACTTGACTTGGGGTAACTGTTCCTTGTTGAATAAATAATTTCTTAAATTCATCCATAGCATCAGCATTATGATAAGGTCCAGCTTTTTCTGGCATTTTATCTTTCTCTCTTAAGTTATAATCGTTATTAATACTATTTCTCTCAATATCTGGAATTTCATTAAATCTTTCTAGAACTGTATCAACACTAACCAAATCTCTATCAAGTAAATCTAGAAGAAGTCTCTTTTCACTTGATTCGTCAGATAACGTCATTCTATCGAAATGTATTTGGGCCGGTTTCTTCAATCCTAAAGCTTTTTGAACAACCTTAATCTCTTGCTCCCAAAACATTTTTAGTATTGACCTTCCATACTCTAATGTTTCGATTAATGTCTTTAGAGAAATAAAGTTATTCGTAAATCCACCAGTTGTAGCAGTTCCGGTCATTGTTGGAGGAATACCTAATCCGGCAAAAATAGCATTTAGAGTTGGCTCATACTTTGAAGAACCTAGAAATTGGTGAATCTTTGACTCACTTTCTTTGAAAGTTAGTTCTGGACCCCAAATCAAATCAAAACTTCCGCCTCCAGTATTATTTGTTAGAATAGAAGCTAGTTTAGAAATAGCGGCTGGTGTTGGTAAAATCTTATGTTCTAAATCACCGATAGTCCATAATCTAACAGTAGAAATAGCGCTATCACAAGCAGCAATATCTGTTAGCTTTAATTTATCTAACATAATTAGGTCTTTAAGAATAGGTGCGACCATCGGTTTGCCAAAAGAGTCCCAGTCATCCTTCTTATAATGATAGAAAAACACTTTATTTGTATCTAATGGAATAATCATTTTTCCACTACGAATAGCATTAATAATATGTTTAGGAAATTCGGCAATAATTTTAGCATCTTCATCGGATGGATTTAATACTTTTCTCTTTGTAGATTCTGATATTCTTAATCCATATTTTTGATTATCCATAAAAGAACCTAAATCTCCACCAATAGCTTCTATTGATAAAGGATTCAAGAATGTATATTTCCAAGGTAGTTCATTCTTTTCTACTTCTGGCTCTGGTTGGACCTCGATATCAGCAGCAGAAACGGCATATAAAACTCTTTCTAATTGCTTTTTATTTAGTTTAGCAGTTGACCTTTGGATTGGAACTATACCAATTCTGTATAATAGATTTAAAAATCTTTCGCTTCGCTCTTTCATTTTAACATGATTGGCCCACTCTCTATAAACCTTCTCTGCTCTCTTGCTCTCATGAACCAACTTAATACCTTGACATCCAAAATCTGCCATTAGATTAATAACGTTATGGACAATACCGTTGTTCTCATAAGCGTTCTGGCAGGCCGTTAGAAGGTCTTTTCTATTCTTAGGAGTTGTTTCTCCAGGTCTAAAATATTCATAATCATGTCTACCAAACCCTTGTTTAGCAGAAATATTATTATCAATATTGGTAAAAGAATACCTATTAGCCTGTGCCTTCTCTACGATTGTGTATTCTTCAAGACATTGAGATTCTCTAGATGAGTTTTCGTGTGTTTTGATTGGTTTTTTCATTTGTCCACCGAATAGGTATTAAGATATCATTACATGATAT